GTACGAATCATGTGTACGTGCTGGTCATTCCCAAGCCAGTATGGGAAGTAATCGCCCTGCGTTGCGTACGCCTCCATGATCTGTCCACGGTTGGTGCCGACGCTCCAGCTTCCCGTCGAGCGTAAGTTGGTCGCTTCGACGTCGATACTCACCAGTGGGAGACCCGTCAGTAAGTCGAAGACGGCCGCGTCAACTAGTTCGAGTGACGCAAATCCCTGGGAGATCTGCTGCTCAATGATGAAGCCCTCATCGAGTAGACGGAACGTGCCACGATCACCGCGCGTCGACTTGAGGTCCGTCTCCGACGTGAACATGTAGCGACCTAGCGGGTACGTCGTCCCTCCGATGTCGACCCACAGTAAGATGCGATCAGTGAGTGCGTTGACTTGCGATGTGTCGAACGTGCCGAGGTCGAGAGATAGCGTACGCTTGATCGATATCGACGTGTTGTGCGTCAGTAGCGGCACCGGTTCCTTCTCGGGTGTGAGCCACCCGAGCGTCTCTCCGGTGATGGCATTCTTCCACTCAAACCGAAACCGCTCGACGCGCTGGCCGCGCCATGCGGGCATGTCGAGGTATGGGTCGAGTGGAAAGTTGGTGAGCATCACGGGTCCACCGGACTCGGCGTCGCGGTGACCTCGACGACGGTGATCTCTGCGTTGTACAGGCGCCGGTTGCGTCGTACGTCATCGTGAGGTACGATGACGGCGGCGAGCCACCGGTTGCCAATGTCATCACGCACGCAGACGTACGGTAGGTCGGCCCACGCCATGTCTCGTAGTGATCTTACGTTAGCGAGTCGAGGCAGCGCGATCGCCGCGTTCGCGAGTAAGAGTCTTCGCGTGAACGTCTCGCCACCGCGCTCACTGCCGTGGAACGCGACCTGATAGTCACGGTCGTGCTGGGTCGTGAACTGGACGGCGCTGGCCTCTGGGAAGTCAAACGACTCTACCGGCGACTCATCCCACGTCATCGCGTACGCGAGGTTGTACGCGCCGTCCTGTGACTCGTTGCTCGTGAAGATAAGCACACCACGCTTACTGGAACCGCACGACGGTAGCGTGACACCCGGTGCCGTAACGGTTCCGGTACCCGTGACGGACCACTGGCCCGCGAAGTCGAGAACGTTGAGCTGCCGAATCTGGTACGAGGACAGCACGCCAACGCGCGCCTCATAGTCGTTGAACCCCGTCACCGCGGGTGACGTGGCGAGCATGATCGTCTGCCACGTAGCGTCGACTACATCTTGACGCTGCAGCTCGTACGCACCGAAGCCGGTCGTCGGAAGCGTCGTTGGCGACCACGTTACGCGGTGGTACTGGATCGCCGACGGTAGGCAGCACGGACCGTGAGTACACTCGGTGAACCCGGTGACGGACTGTGACTGTAGGTTGATCGCAAAGCCGGTGATCGTCGGTGGGTCCTGTGAGAACATGAGCACGGCGTCGGCCGTCTGGTCATCCGTCGTAGTGGTGACGAACGGTGAGTACCCGGGTGCCCAGCCGAGATTGGTGGAGTCACCCAGCGACGGCGCACCATACGTGGCGAGTGAAAGCTGGTTCGGTGCGGGCACCTTGTTGAGTGAGTTGCCCGGAATGCCTGAGATCGCCGGAGCGATCGCGCCGAGTACCTCCCAGCGGTTTCCGGCCGTTTCTCCGGTCGCGGACCACCGCCATCGCACCTGCCCATTCGGCATCACGGGCGCCACGGGGAAGGGCTTCGTCACCTCCTTCCAGCGATCAATGATCTCCGGTAGTGCGTCCCACTCACCGGGCGTTAGCGTGATCTGATTACTCGCACCACTGATCGTGGCGTCGGGCGAGAACAGTAGCAGTGGCACAGTGGTGTTGCCATAGCGCCGCGCGTAATACCGCGCCTGCTGCCACGCTTGTCCGCCCACACTTCCTGTGACGAGGATCTCTTGTGAGGCGATGATGGTGCTGTACACGTGCGCCGCAGCCTGCCGTCCGTAGACGTGGGGTTCGGTGAGCGGTCCGCCCGACGTGTGAAGAGACAGCTGTGGTAAGACGTGGATCTGCTCCGCGGTGAACGTGTCACCGATGTGATCTTCCAGTGGGAACGGAACGTTCACCTGCACACCCTGATGCGTGGGTATGTCGTATAGCTCACGCAGCGCGTTCAGTTCGGGAAATCCCGAGCTAGTTGCGAGACCGAAGTCGATGTCACCGGGATTGACCCACGACATCACCGCCGAGTACGTTCCCGCCGACAAGACCGGATCGGCCGCGCGTGCGAGACTTCGCATAGTGACGATGTTCGCGCCGAGCACGTACGGACTGATCAGCTTGCCGCCGATCACCACTCGCTGCTCTTCACAGTAGATGACTCGTAAGAACAGTGAGGTGACGAACACCTGGCAGTTATTGACAGAGGGATTCGTCGACGGGATCTGAAACAAGAAGTGCGCATGAAGACGCGACCCGGCCGACGCCTCAAATCGCTGTAGGTCTGGGTATGTCCACGGCAGTCGCTCCGATGTTCCGATGCCCGTGAGTGCAAACGGTACGACGTCACCAAAGTTCACCGAACCTGGGCTCGGCACACCTGCGAAGTTGGACGCTGGGTTGATGGCTGTGTTCAGCTGCCACAACGCACCCGTGTTGGCGACCGCGTAACGAGAGAACGAAATGGACGTGCTAGCGCTGTCGTTCCGAATGTAGAGGTTCGTGATGGGAGTGATGGGGTCCGGGTCGACGAACGGGATGTTGTTGCTGTTCGCATCAGTATCGATCACATAGCCGGCGTACATCAGCGAGACATTGAGAATGCGCTTTCCTGAGAGGTGAGGATATCCGTTCGTCGCAAAGAAGACGGCCGCCTCCTGGAACGCACCTGAGTACGTGGCAAAGATCGAGCCGTTGGCGCCGCTGATGTTTGATCCTGTGACGCCGATCGTGGTGGCCGGTATGAGAACCTGCTGGATCGGTCCGGTAAGCTCTTCCGTGCCCGATGGGTAGATGGCCATCTGCCCACACTGAAAACCACTGGATTCAGGCGACAGCTCATGCGTGTAGAACCGCGCATCACGAACCTGTCGTGATGTGTCGAGCCCGAACGTATGTCCGAGCTCGACGACGTTGACTGACGGTGAGAACACAAGATCCTCATCGCGAATGGGCACCCATTCCTCACCGAGAATGTACGGGAGATGTGGGTTATACGTTCCCATTACGTCGTCCTCACCGCGGTTACGATATCGATCTTACGCATGATACCCTCACCAACCGCCTCACCGAGCTTACGCGCCTGCGCCGGTGACGTTCCCTCCGGCACGTTGACGACGATGGCGCCCGGACCGAACGTGATGTTGTTCCCATGCCCGAGTGCGTCGCGCAACATCGCCATCGCCCGCTGATCACCCAGTGGGATCGCCGCCTCGGGTGTCGTACCCGGATCCTCACCAATGAGCGCCGGGCTGAACGCGATGCCGCCGTGCGCGAGTCGCGGGATGCGTGGGAGATCGCCGGGTATGAACCGGTCGACCGACGCAATGCCCTCGTTGATTCGGTCGATGGCGCGGTTGATGAACGACTTGAAGAAGCTCACGATGCTCGCCGCCATCTGGACGGCGAAGTCACCGATGCGACTCGGTATGCTCTTCACGAACTTCACGATGTTGAGCACGGTCTCAAACACGATGTCGCGTCCGCGGTTGAACGCGTTCGTGAAGAACGCCGCGATCACAGGACCGAGCTGGGCGAGTGCGAACGCGAGCTTACCGGGTAGCGCCTGGACGAACGCCACGACCTCGGAGATCATGCTGGTCGTCGTCTCACGCGACTGGTCGCGCATGCGCTTAAAGAGATCTGCGACGACACCCGGCAGTGCGATGAGTGCGCGCAAGATCAGACCGGGCAGCCGTGTGAACGACGCGATGACGAGACCGATCCAGATGCCGATCGCGCGGAACGTCGCGTCGAGCATGAAGTTGAACGCGGCGACGAATCGCCCTGGTAGCGACGCGATGAACCCGACGATCTGTCCGGGAAGCTTTGCGAAGAACTCGCCGATGCCCTCAAAGAAGTTGCTAACCGACTCCCACGCCTCGCTGAACGCACCGGCGACGTCGTCACCGACCTCGTCCCAGTCGATCCGCTCGAGACTCTCAGCGAACGCGGACATCGGGTCGAGTAGCAGGCTAAGCACCGTGACGAGCGCCTTAATGAGTGGTGTGAGGCCCTCGATCGCGACCCAGCTGAGGAACGCCGCCGCGGCCTTGATCAGCGGCTCAATGAGCAGCAGGACGATGCGCGTCAGCTCGGCGACCGGCGGTAGGATCGGCAGAAGTGCGATGAGGATGTCCGCAAGCGGCTGGGCGATGTCGAGCAGAATCGGTGCCAGCGCCGCGATGACCGGCGTAAGTGACTCACCGAGCGCCTCGACGACCTTACCGATGACGGGCCACAGCGGATCGAGCCCGTGGATGACCTCACCGAGCGCCTCACCCAGTGGCTTAAGCACCGGTCCGATCGCGGCGAACGCGGTCGCGAGTCCGTCGAGGATCGGCGTTAGGACCGGTGCGAGACCGGCGATCAGATCGGCGATGATCGGTAGAACGCTGACGAGGAGGCGACCCAGCGCGGGTGCCACCTGGCCGAGTGCGTCGCTAATGACCGGTGTGACCTCAGTCAATGCGTTCTTGATCGCGGGAATGGCCGGTGCGAACGCCTCGGCCAGCGTCTGCCCGATGACGTCCTTGAACGTGGAGAACACACCGAGGAGCGTCTGTGACTGCTTCTGCATCGCGCCCGCGGCGCCCGGGAACTTCTGCATTCCTTGCAGGAGAAGCTGCACGCCCTGCGCCGCGGGAATCGCACCGGCCGAGATCTGCTTCATCGCCTCCGCGGTCGACACGCCGAGACCCTGCGCGATGGCTGCAATGGGTGAGAAGCCAGGGATGGCATCAGCGATCTGATTGAGGTTCTCCAGCGTCACCTTGGCGGTCGACCCGATCTGCCCGATGGCGAGGTTGATGCGACCAAACGCCTCAGAGCCGCCACCCGTCACAGAGATGACGTCGCCCACCGTGGTAAGGTACTGGATGAGGTTCGCGTCGGTCAGACCCACGGCTTCATTGAACGCGAGGAAGCGCTTACCCGCGTCGGCGATCTCGGGGAACTCGAACGGCGTCGTCGCAGCGAAGTCTTGAAGCTGCCTGAAGACACGGTTCCCCTCTTCGACCGAGCCGAGAAGTGACTCGAAAGAGATCTTCGTCTGTTCAAAGGACGCAGCACTCTTGAGCCCCATGAACGTGAGTGTGCCGAGCCCGGCGGCGGCGGCCGCCACCGCACCTGTGACCGCGGCGGCGGCACCGAGCGTCGCAAGGTTGAAGTTCTTGCGCGTCGCTACCGCCGCCGTAGCGGTCGCCGCTCCGATCCGGTCCAGGTCTCTATTGGCCGACCGTCGGAGCTCCGCAAAGGCCCGCTCTCCGGCCTCTCCGGCCGCCTGGAGGTCATCCGCAACCTCGGCGGCCGCGGCGTCCGCGACCGTTTCGATCTGACGCAGGTCGGACGTCGCGTTGGACGCGACCTCCTCGAAGACGTGGTCGATCTGCCGGCCCATGTCCTGGAACGAGTCTTCGACGTCCTCCGCTGAGTCCTCAGCGATTCGCTCTACCTGGGCGAAGATCGCGGCAAGCTCGCGCCGCGTAAGTTGCTCGAACGAACGCACATCGGGTAGAAACTCGACGAACGCGGTATCGATCTTACGCGGCACGGTTTCACCTCCTGCGAATCTTCAATCTGCCCAGCGCGGCGGCGGTCGCCTCGTACGCCTCTTCGTCTCCGTGCCACCACGCCGGTGCGTTGGCCTCGTCGGGTGGACGCGTGCCCTGTGCGCGAAGTGGGCCGGTGAGCTCGTCGCGCAGCTGGTCACGATCTTCCGGCTTCGTGCCGTCGAGGATCACGTGAGTCGCCACGTTTAGGACTCGATCGACGCGAAGTCGCTCGATGTCGACTCCGTGAAGGAGACAGTATCCGTCGAACTCAATGCGTCGTCTGCGAATCCAGTCGACGATTCGTCCGACGGCTCCGTAGGGCGGAGCCCATACGCCTCCATCAGCCAGGGCAAGATGTTCTTGATGTGACGCATACCGATCGGGTTGGGATTGGGCTCCTCCTGCGTGCCTCGCTTGAGCCGTGCGCGGAACGTCGCAGCGGAGTCCGTGAGCATGACGCCGTCGAAGAGATCCTTGAGCTTCTCAAGCGACTCGTTCGCCGAACGCTGGGTGTCACTCGTTGACGCGACGGTCGACAGCTCAGCGAGCACGTCCAGCGGGATCTCTGGTACGCACTGAAACAGGTCGGGAGCGATCGTGAATGTGATGGGTTCCGGCGACAGGGTGAAGTCCCTGTGTCGAACGACCTCGGCCTCAGGTGATGTCATGATTCAACCCTACACCAGCAGTCGTTCATATCGACCCTCCTCAATCCTTCGCCGCGGACACCGCGTCCTTGAGGAACGGGTTGGGTCGCATACCGAGCACCTGCTTCGCGTACACACGCTTCCCGAGCTTGTTCTTCCACGACAGCATCTTCGCCTGCTTAGGCGTGATGGGAGTTCCCTTAGGACCGTACACGCCCGTGCCGTCGTGCACGAAGATGCCGTAGAACGCATTGAACCCGACGCGTCCGACCGGGTGTCCGCCGATCGTAAGCAGCTCCGAGTGAATGTCGGATCGCAGGTGTCCCGTGTCGATGCGCCGCGGTGCGCGCTGCAGGTTCTGCTTGGCCCTCGCCTCGACCTTCTTACAGCGACGGAAGATGTCCTTGGCGACTCCACCGCTGGGCGAGTTGAGCAGGATCGCCAGTGCGCGCTTATCGGGTACGTGTCTTACCCGTGCGGTCGCCATCTCAGCATCCGCACGGGTTGGCGAAGCCGAGCAGCACCGTGAGCTCACTTCCGCCACACAACCCAGCGGGACCGACCGACAGGTGCTGTCCGATCTCGAATCCCATGAGTACACTTCCGGGTGCGTCGTAGATCTCGGTGAGGCAGCACATGACGGCGCTTCGGATGAGTCGCTTGTCACGCGTGAGCTGACGCGCGGCCGTGTTGAGTGCGTCACACGTCGGTGGGTTCCCGTTGGCGTCGACGGTCGGTATGCAGCGAGTAAGTGAGACGACCAGCTCGACGACGAGGTACGGTTCACCGCACTCGGCCGAGTGGTCGATCTCCTCGAGTGGGAACTCACGTGACGGGTAGCGACGCACCTCGGAGATCGCAAGCTGACCGCACTGGCAGTTGTCCCACGCGATCTCGCCGGGTACGACGCAGCGTCGCTTGATGGCGAGGTCGCCCGTGTGGTCCACCGCGTTGTACACGCAGTCGAGAAGTGCCAGTGAGATGGTGTAAGAGTGATCGTCCTCGGTAAGTACGACCGAACACGGCACCACGTCGGGGCAGTCGGGACAGTCGGGGCAGTCGGCGACCTGCACGTACTCGACGTCCACGCCGTACGAGTCGCTGAAGAAGTTCGACGGGTACGCGAACGCACCCGCGACCGTGCGACCACTTTCGTGGAACGTCGTCAGTGAGCCGTTCTGGAGATGATTCGTCGACGTAAGACCGGGCGTCCACGTGATGTTTCCACCCGGGCACGCCGCGGCACACGTGTAGACGATGCCGGGTACGATCGCCACCGGTGCCGCGAACGGAACGAAGTTCCACGATCCTGCGACGAGTGCGCCCGAGACGGCCGTCACGAGAAGCGCGTGACTCACCGAGTTGAAGAGTCCCACGGTGACGTTGGCCGGGCCACCCGTCACCGACTGATACCACCAGATCCCGGTGATGTTACCGTTGTGCTGCGCGACGAAGTCGTTGCCCGTGACGCCAGTGAAGCTGGCGGAGTTCGTCGGCGGAACGCCGTGATTAAAGATCGTACTCACGGAGGCCACGTTCTTCGCACGGGCCCACCACCGTCGACGTCGATCGCAACGGCTCTCGCCGGTATGCCGCCGGGGTTGAACGTGCTAATGAAGAGATCACTGAAGTACAGGCCGACCTTCCCGTCCGCGAACACCTCGTTCGGATCGAGGAACGTCAGTGACACACCCTGCCGGACGATCTGTTGCACCGGCCGCGGAAGCGCACACGCGTCGGAGTCGACACACGCGAGTATGAACTGACCCGCGAGCTCACCGACCGCGAGCTGGCCCAGCGTGGGAACTTCCGTTCCCATGACGACCTCGACGGACCACGTACCCACCTCGTCCTCGGTCTTGTTGAGGTCGTTGCACGTCGGCCACGGTGAACCGTCCGTGCGGATGAGCATCTGATGGTCGTAGACCGTGTACGAGCCGGACGTGAGGATCGCGCCGTCGACCTTGATCTCGACGATGTCGGCGATCGGTGCCGGCATCTTCGCCTCGTAGATGACGGTGCACGAGCACGTACCCGGGCAGCCGCCGCAGCCGAGGTTGAACCACTGGCCCGCGTAGTTATACGGGTACGGCCACTGGGAGCCCCACTCGGACCAGGTGTCGGCGTACGGGAACGACTCGCCCCAGCAGTCCTTACGACACGGTCGTAGGAGCTGCGTGCACTGATCGAACTGACGACCGGACTTCGCCCAGAGAACCTCGGTCGCGGCCTCGAGCATGGTCCCGCTGACGGCCGCCCCAGAGAGCGGCACCTCGATGCACCAGATCGGTGTCCAGGGTGCGCACGGCCCGGCCCTTCGCGCTGCCACGCGCACCTCCTACTACGTGATCGGTGTGGCCCCACAGTTGGCCGGGATCGTCGGCGGTGCGACAGTCGTAATGTTCCACAGGAAGTGTTCACCGTCGACGAACGTCGGCGCCCAGGGTCCGAGTGAACCCGGCCCATCACCCCACAGCAGTCCGACGGAGTCCGACTTCGCCTGCAGCTCCATTGTGAGCGCCGCGTTCTCGATCCTCGACGAACCGATCCGCGAGTTGCCGAGGTTGGGGAACGCCCAGTACACGTAGCGTGGTGCGCCCGTCGCTGGGTCACAGTTGCCGCGACCCGTGACGTTCTGCCAGACCTCGAGCGCGAAGCGGTTGGTGAGAAGTCCCTCACCGTACGCGGCACCCGTGCCGGTCACCGGCGCACCGGTTCCGAGAAGTCGCGCGCCGGACACGATCTGTGCGATGGACGGACAGACGCCGCAGAGCATGATGGTGGTCTGCACGTGCGTGAACTCGTCCGGGTCGTTGTCGTTGACGCAGAGTGATCCGTCCGCGAGCTTCTGCCGCTGCTGCTCACCGTCCTCGTACTGCGGCTCGAGCTGGATGGAGATGAAGCCCTTGGTGATCACCTGCAGCCCACTGGCACCGGTGATGGGATTGCCACACGCGTCGACCTGGATGAACCGGGCCACGCGGCCCTTAATGGGAACAACGCTGAGATCGGCCATCGGTTCTCCTACGTGTCCTGCAGTGGTGTCAGAGGCTCACCGGACTGTTCGCCACCGGTCGTGACGAGTACGCCGACGCGACAGCACGTCCACCCGAGGAGGTGCGTCTGCTCGGCGATGAACTTCGCCGTGTTCACGCCCCGGTCGAACGACTGCACCGGGTCGAAGTTTTGCACACGTCCACGAATGCCGAACACCGGCGACGTCGCCCACATCCACGTCGATCCGCCGGGTGGCGTGGTACCACCCGGTCCGACGTTCGTCGGGTAGCCCCAGCCCACGACGATGCGGTTGCCGGCCCACGTGCGAATGATGCCGTTCTCTTCGTAGATGAGGCTCTTCGCACACAGTGAGTTGATGAGGCCGAGCGGCACGTGAATCAAACCGAGTCCGTCGTAGCACGCACCGAACGTCTCCTCGAGACGGTTGAGTCCTTCGACGACGTCGAGCGGTGCGCCCGAGATGATGGTGCCGGCGGGCTGAAGCGTGATGCGCCCCGTCTCGTCGAGCACCGGACCGGTCGATGACAGGTTGGGGTAGATGACGTGAGGCGTCGCACCCGACGTGCCGGACCAGAACGTTCGCTCCACCTGCGTCGGACCAGACTGGGTGAGTGCGCGTAGGACCTTCTGCTGGCCCACGTCGTACCAGTCGCCCACGGGTGAGCAATCGGCCTCATCGTAGATGGTGAACGCACGTGAGCCGCGCGTGGTGCGAGACCACGTCGACGCCTTCGCTGGTGACACTGGGACGGAGACGCCCGACACACAGGGTGACACTGTGACGCTGACCTCGGTGCAGTCCGCGTCGTACTGAACGCCGCCCTGCCAGTGTGCCGGTGGACTCCCGATCCAGTTGATTGCCTCCACGAGACGAACGCGAGCTAATGTGAACATGTCGGGAAGGGTGATCGGTACGTAGAGTTCGGGCACCTACCGATCACCTCCCTTCGTGTCGTGAAAGTCGCCGGTTCACGACGCGTCTTACGGCGCGCAGGCGGTGAGGTCGGCGGCTCCGGTCGTACCATCCGCGCAGATCACGATGGTGCCCAGCCGGGACTCGTGTCCGATCTTGGCGATGAGCCAGCACTCCTCCATCCACTCCGCGGTGTGGTCGTTCGTCGCGTTGAGGACGGAGTCGCGAACGACGCCGAGGTTGAGCTGGAGACCGCGTCCCCACAGGAACGTACCCGCCGCGAACATGAGGAACTGCACGGACGTCGGCCACGTGACTAGCGGCGTGGAGCCACCCGGGAACCCGGTGGTACCGACCTGCCAGTCCGTGACCCACTGGACGCGAATGTTGAGCATGTCGAACATGTTCATCAGTCGCGCGTCCGTCACCTCGTCGAGGTAGCGGAGGTCGCCGCCGCGCTTCCGCAGGTCGGCCCGCATCGCTCCACGCAGCCAGCGCGGAAGCACGACCTCGAGCACCGCGTCCTCACACATGCGGAACTTCTCACGGTAGTCGATCGCCGTGAGCTCCAGCGAGCCGAGGACCGGAGCGACGAGGCCCGCACCCGCGGTGCCGTAGCCCGTGATGGACGTGGACATCGCGGAGGTGAGGAGCGCCTGGATCCGCAGCGTGTTGAGTCGGTGAGCGTGACCCGCGAACGTGAGTCGCGTGTGGTTCGCGATCAGCTCCGGCCACGCGTCCTCCATGAGGTTGCCGACCGTGAGGCAGAAGCCGTCACAGTGCAGCCGGTCCTCGTTCATGCCGGGGCACGGCACGCGCACGCACGTCTTGGTTCCGGACTGGGCGGTACCGGTGACGGCCGCGATGTCCTGCGTCTCGTTCCACGACCAGAAGTTGTTGACGATGTCGCCGTACGACGCGGACGTGGGCCATCGCATGCCACCGCGGTTGATGCCGGCGGACGGCAGGTCGAGCATGCCGTCCTCACAGACGATGTTGAAGAAGTCGTACGAAATCTCGCTCGGCGAGCACCAGCCACCGGCGGCGACCATGGCCTCCGGGTCGGTCGCTGCGATGAGGACCTCGTTGATCTCTTCCGGCGTCGCGTTCAGATCGAGCATGTACCGGTGGTCGAAGTTGAGCGACGCGACCGGGTACCACGGAGCCTCGAGACCGCGGCTGGTGATGGGCAGCGTCCGCGCGCGAGTGATCATGGCCGCCACGAGCGAGTCCATGTCGGCGATCCGCGAACCCTGGGCGTAACCCGGAATGTCGGACGACGCGACGAGCACCGACTCTGAGCGACGCGGTGCCGGGGTCGGTGGCGCGTTGAGCTTCATGTCGAGCAGCGACGGGTTGAGCTTCCGCTTCGCCTTCGGCATCGGGCCACCGGCGAGTAGTGTGTCGACGGCCTTCCCGGCCGGAGCGGTGGTGGTCACCTGCGTCGTCGCCGCGACCGGTACCGGAGCGGCCGGCGCCGCGACGGGCTCCGTCGGAGCCTCCTCGTCGGCGGGTACCTCTTCGGCGGGCGGGCTGACGCGATCCCGAAGTGCCTGAAGCTGTGAGGCCTCCTCGGCCTTCAGCTCCTCACGACGTGTGGACTCGGCGCGTGCCGAGTCGATGATGTCCGCGAGTTCGGTCGCGCGCGCCAAGTCTGGCGCCTCCCCGTCGGCGAGAGTGTCGAACTCCGCGACGGCGTCTGCCTGAAGCTTCGCCAGCTGGTCATCCGTCAACGAGGTGATGTCGGCGGGCGGCTGAACACCAGCATCCTTCTTCTTGTCCACTTAGTACCTCGATGTCGATCAGCCGGCCCGGGTTGATAGTACAACACGTCACTACTGTGAGATCAATGCATCACGTCGAAGCGTTCGCCGTCGCGTTGCGCTGCGACTCACGCTCACGACGAATGAGATCTTGCGTCGCCTGCCGACGAGCGGTCGCGGCCGCCTGTGCGGTCTCCACCGTCTCGACCTGCGGCACCGATCTTCCTCCACATCCGCATGCCACTTACATCACCTCCCCACGCGAGTCTTGAGCTCTGCCAGCCGGGTCGCGGGGTCGCGACCGATGCTGCGAGCGATCCGGTCGAGTACGACACGCTGCGCCGCGACGTCGATCACCGCGTGTCGCCGACCCTGCGTGACGACACCCGCCGCTACGAGGCTCATCTGCTTCCGCATCGACACGAACGCCGCGGTACGCGGCACGGCGAATCCCGGCCGGTTGACGGCGAGGAACGCGACCAGTCGCAGCGACCCACCGATGCGGCGCCAGTCGCCCGACAGCGGTGCGGCGCGCAGTTCCTGTACGCGCTGTTCGGTGATGTCCGGCCGAAGCGCTCCGGCCACCCAGATGCCGAACTCGTCCTCACCGCTAGCGACCACGGCCACGGCAGTGCCCGTGTTGTCGTAGTGCTCCTTGGCCTGCGACGACGTAAGTCCGCGAGTCGACGCGTGACCGGTACCCAGCGTGATGGTACCCACCGGTACGCGACTACCGTCGTCGGTGACGACCTCGCCGAGTCGGTAATAGACGTGCTCGCCGTGGGGTTCACGCGGTGGCTTCGTGCAGACGTCCGCGAAGCTCGTGTGGCACGTTCCCCACTCGGCGCCGTGACCGAAGACGCGACCGTCGTCGGTCACCGTGAGTGGCGTCAGCTGTGAGAAGTTCGGGTCGTCGAACCAGTCGCGCGGCGGGCGCGTGAGGTGCTCGAACGCCGACGCGATCACGACGTCGGTCGACTCGTACGGCGGCGGCGTCAACCCAGCGGCGCGCAGGTGCTGCGCCATGTGCTCGTACGCGCGCAGCCGGTCGGCGTCGGTGAGCGCCTGTGCGCGACCCGCGTTAATGGTCCGGATCGCCGCGGCACACGCGGTGATGTTGGCCGCGCCGACGTCGCCGCTCTCTGCGATCTCGTGGTGTAGGAACCGCGCGGAGGTCTTCGCGACGGCGTCACCCGTGCCGTGCTGCACGTGCGCGAACGCGTCGTGTGCGGTCTGCGTGTTCATCGTCTTACGAAGTCGACCCTCGTTCACCGGCCCGTTCCACGACGCATCGCTGTACGACGAGTAGTGATCCGCGTTCGGCGCGCCGTCCGGCCCAGTGGGACCGGTGCCGTCGGTGAGCCACAGCTGCGCCTCGACGAACGCCGGGATGTCGACGAGCGTCGCGGCGCGAACGCGACCGGCGTGGAAGATCGTCTTCTCTGGCATCATGAACATGTCGAAGAAGCCGCCGTCGTCCTCTCCACCTTCCTCGTCATCCTCGGGAAAGACGAGCTCAACGTCGGCGTCCTTGATGTCATCCGGGTCGATGCTCAGGCCACGTAGAAACGCGCCACGTACCAGTCGCACGGCCTCCGCGCCGTGTGTGCCCTGGTCGTCGAAGACCCCGCGAGCGCGAATCTCTAGCGGGTTGTCCGGGTTGCGCCACACGTCGTCGAAGCGACCCACGAGCACGGTCTTCGTCGTCGGCATCCCGCCGTGACTGTCCTCGATGTTGTGGCGCAGTGGGAACGGCGTCTCGGCCCACGTCAGTGCGTTCTTAGCGAACTCACGGCCGTCGCCGGTCTCGATGCCCTCCACGACCAGGATCGCCTCAAAGGGCGTGCCGGTCATTGCGGTCAGGTCGGCCTCGTACGTCTCGCCACTCACCGCCAACGATGTGTGATCGATCTCAATGACGTCCACGGTGTGATCTCCCTCACTCGCGTGAATCGCGGCGATCTGCTTCTCGGCCTTCTCACGTGACGAATGACACCCCATCACCTGGCCATCGCTGTCCTTGATGACGGCGTGAGGCTTCGACTCTGGGCATTCACTTGACTTACCCACGTGATACGGCATCGCTACACCTCGACGGTATTGTAGCCTGACGAGGCCGCTAGGTGATCTTCCCACCTAGTGGGTAGTCGGTCGCCACGCCGCCGAACGCGACGCGCAGTCGGTCGAACGTGACGGGTCCGGTCTTCGTCAGTAGGTCGTCCGGGATCTCCGTCGTACTGTACGCGAGCGTGATGTGTGGTCGCCACGGCAGGTGCTGCGCCGGGTACTCGAACTCGATCTCATCGAGACCCACCTCGACCGAGTCGTATACGTCGAGTAGTGTGTCACCGTTGACATCACACACGAGACACGGCTCAGGTCCCGCTGGGTTCCACACGCTGAAGCCGAATAGGTCACCTATGACGACCGGCTGTCGCGAAGTGAGGTCCTCGATGACCGCGTGTATGTTCTCGCGTCGGTCGTCGTCGATGTCCGTCGCCGTTCCGAGGTAGAACACGGTGACGTGCATCTGCTCGATCGGCTCGCCGTCGGGCTGCACGAGTTCGATGACGTCCTCGGTCGACGGCACCAGCGCGATCATCGCGCCGTCGTGCACCTCGGCCGCCGCGACGAGACCACCGCCCGAGCTAAAGAGCGCATAGACCTCGTCCTCTGTGAAACCCTCCGTGACCTCAGGGAGAAATACGATCGCACCGGGCTCAACGGTCCACGGCGCACCGGTAAGTGTAGGACTATCAGGCACTGGGATCAGCCACTCCGATCACTCGTACTCGCATGTGCGTCGTGCCGCCGACCTTCGTCACCTTCATGATCTGGTAGATGAGGTGAGGCGGCAGCGTCGTCTCATTTTCACTCTTATAGTTTGAGAAGTCCGCAACGTGCGTCATCGGTGTGCCGATCGGCGCCTCGACTTCGATCAGCAGCTGACCGTGGAATGCGGCGTGACCACCCACGGACGTTGACGTGAAGCCACGCGCCGTGTACGTACGACCTACGTACGCCAGTAACGTCTCATAGCTGGTGATGCTCGGATCGTTCAGCTCGGCGAAGCCGGTACCACGGTGAAGCAGCATCGGGCGCGTGGACGGACGTGCTCCGAGCGTAGCGGCGCGAATCTTCGCGCGGTATGAACCCAGGTCACCGCTGCGAATGGCTGCGTTCCACGCCGTGTACGACCCACCCGTGTACGTCTTCTGGGCTTCCTTCTCACCCGGCTTCCACGTTCCGTACTTCTTATGCGATTCCTCGCGGTACTGACGCGCCTGTGAGAGTGTGATCACCTGGTACGACTGCTTATCGGGATCCGGGTTGGACGGGTCGTCCAGCGCGGACATGGCGCGTGGTACGTCGGTCGCGGCGATGGGCGCGTCGATGCGCTTGTTGATCCACGCCTTCCCGGCCGGCGTCTTGAGCCAGTTGACGATCTTCGTCTCAAACGGATGCGTATCGGGAACGCCGTACTTTATCGCACTCTGTCGGTCGACGATGCGCAGGATTTCGATCTCGTTGAGGTTGAGATACTTACCCTTGTACTTGGTCTGGAAGTGTGACTTAATCGCCTGGACCGCGCCCCAGATCGTCTGCGGCTGGCCCGATACGTACGTGCCACCCTGCGACTTGAAGTACTGGTAGATCTCGTTTTGCTGCGTGCTGTCCCACTGGTCGATGTCGACGTGCTGCAGCTGCACGGGTGGCCCAACGTTCGGTGTGGATCCCGATGTCGACTTCGCCGCGGCAGCCTTGGACGGTGTCGGCGGTAGCCCAGCGGTGGGGTACTTCTTAGCGATCGCCTTCTTCACCGCGTTCGTTTGCGGTTTCGTGAGAATGTCGTTCGACGCCTTCCACGTCATGTACTTACTGACGTAGTAGTCCGCATCCTTGAGCTTCCAGACCTCGACGGTCTTCCACGCACCTGCCGCGGTCTGCTCTTGCTTAACAAGATGCCCGTCCATGACGAGCAGACGCTGTGCATTGAACATGGACGGCGCCACCGCGATAACCTGACCGTCGACGTACTTACCCAAGTTGTCAATGATCTCTTGCTTTGTGATGACGTCACCGACAGACTTCCCCGGAATGTGCGTATCCGAGCCGTAAAGGATCTTCTTGGTCGGAGGTGAGGGCGTGACGGGTGCAGCCTTCGTAGCGACCTTCTTCGCGGCCTTCTTAGCGGCGGCACCCTTAGCGCTGACGGCGGTCTTCGCTTGCTTTGCACCGAGTGAGCTCGGCGTCACCTTACCGGTCGATGCGTGCCACGTTACGTTCGTCGCCCACCCGACGGAAGGCTGCTGAATGTTCTCAACGATCCCATCAAACACCCAGCCGGACGCCGACTCGAGGTTGCGCACCTCACGCACGTACACACCGTCGATCGAGTAGATGCGCCACTCCCAGTCGCCTTGCTTACCGAGTGCGATGATCTCATAGTCATTGAACTGGTCCGCAAACGTCGCGAACTCCGTGACGCTCACCTCGTCGCCGTCGTACATGCTGGGTATCTTCGTCGGTGTCTTACCCGGCACCTTCGTCTGCCCAGGCAGCTGTGCGATGTGTTCGTCGGGCGCGTCGCCGTTGGCCTTCGCGACGCGCCACGTGAAGCCTGAGTACGGCACCATGTCGGACGGCGTGTACATCGTTCCCGCGTCGAGCCACTTCGTCGTACCGAGCTGCCGGATCTGCAGCTCTGTGGTACTCCCGTATCCGACCTTCATGCGGTACTCGACGATGGTCGTCGGGTTGTATCCGTACGCGATGACGGTGTTGGGCGGCTGCTGCCACGACACGGTCTGCACGTCGATCAGTCCAATGTGGTCACCCTCGTTGTATCCCTCGAACGCCGACGGCTTCTTCGAGACGAGCACGTCACCCGAGTACTTCCAGCCGGCGGAAGGTGGAAGACCAAAGTTGTCTGGGAGCGCTAGATCCGGTGACCAGTGATCCAGATGCAGCCACACCGACGTCTCAGAGTACATGACGTGAAGGTCAACGCCGCCCTCACCGTCGGAGCTCAGCCGATACTTGTGACCCGAGAGACTCGACGTTGCGATGACGTCGTTCTTCTTCCAGAGGTACCGCAGCTCCTCGATCTCATGCGAAAACGCGACGTCGCCCGGCAGCTTACCGTGCACGATGGTCTTAGTGATGGACGCCTTGGGCGTCGTCGCGTACCACGTCGGATACGGTCCGAGATCGTACTCCGTCTCGAACAAGTGCGCCACATCGGACGTAAACGTTGTGTCGTACTTCCACTCTCCGTCCTTGAACACCGACACTTGTATGCCACCGTCGTGCTGCTTGGTCGCACGCAGGTAAATTCCGCTCTTAGTAAGTGTGTACCCGATCACCTCACCGTCCTGGTACTTCGGAAGGTCGGCGAACATCAGACCGGGCGTCGTCTGGTCGTCCAGCTGGATAACTGCGAACGCCTCGTCGGTGGACGACGTCGACGGCGTCACCACCGAGACCGGCACGGGTGGGCCCGGCGGCTTCACCAGTGTGACCGGTACCTTCTTGAGTGACTCGTCGGGCAGCCCGACCTTGAGCGTCACCTTCGAGCTGGCCGGTGTGTCCAGCCACTCACGCACGACGCTCTCATACGTCTTGGGCTTACCCTTGAACCCACCCTGCTCATCGAGGATCCGCAGCAGCTGGGCATGCGTCGCCGGCGGCATGCCCGATGACTTAACGCCGTCCTGCAGGTCGACGAGCATCTTATAGATCTTCGCGCCACCCCACGCCGGCGTGACCTTCTTACCGCCACCCTGCGCGACCCACATCTCCAACACGTCACTCTTATACGTACTAGAGAACTGTGAGATGTCGACGAGATCGACACTACCTAGCGGCACGGGTGTCACCGTTGGCGCGACGACCGGAGGTGGTGTGGTCACGCCGAGACTCTTCGCACGTGCGTCGACTGCGCGCTGCCAGAAGAGCGTGAAGTCGTCCTTGAGTGAGTTCTTACGTGCGACGACCTGGTCGAGGAAGTCATCGAGCTGCTTACCGGAGAGCCCACGTCCCGTCGCGTACGCGCGGAAGAGGTCGCGGTACTCCGCGTCGGGTATCGCCATGATGTTGTCGATGAACGCGCCCAGCTCACCCGTCGTCGGGTCGATAAGCGGAACGTCCTTGCCCTGCACGTACGCGCGCCACATCAGATTGTACACGGGTGTGCCGACGTTGCCCGGCGGGGTGTAGTCCCAGTCAAGCTTGTCCTTGCCGAGGAACTTGAACGCCTGACCCTTATCGACGTCGATGAGCGTACCGTCGCTCAGGCGAACGAACTGACCGGAGTGTGCGTCGTGGTTGCCGATGAGCCAGTCGAAGATGTGGGCGCGCTGGAGTGTTAGCGCGTCCGTTGGTGAGAGTGACGTCGCGGTGAACCCGCCCGGGAACGCATCCTTGGACTGGAACATCGACTGGATCGAGCCGGACTTACCGTTCAGCGTGATCTTGTACACGCCCGGTCGGGTCTGAAGTGCCTTCGACTGCAGCTGCGCGGTGGCGACGTCGATGCTGGACATGAAGTCGGACTGCGGCTTGAAGAGCCACTTGTTCCCGTCGGCGTCGACCCACACCTGCGCACCGTGACTGCCGAGCGTCTTACCTGTGAAGGTGAGCTGCGCTGGATCAGGCTTGGCGGGAACGGGCGGGAGCTGTCCGAGCTTAGGCGGCGCGCTAGGCGATGCCGGAGTGACCGGTGACTTCACGGCCTTGACCGGCGTGACCTTGCCGACGACCTTCTTCCCGGCCGGCGTCTGGGTCCACGCGAACCACTTACCGAAGAACGTGTCCTTCTTCGCGACGTAGTAGTGGTCCACCGCGGCGAGGAGCTCTTGGTCACTCACGCCGTCGAGCATGCCCGGGTAGTTCACATCCATGTCGGCGCGCGTGAGCTCGAGCACCTTCTGGATCTTCGCACCGCCGTACGCCGGGGTGATCTTATGCTTCATGTACGCATTGAAGAAGAGCTGCGCGATCGACGTGGCGCCCTTGCCTGCGATCGGCGCCAGAAGGTGTGTGATGTTCGGTAGCGCCGTTGGTATGATGCAGAACTCCGCGCCGTCGGGTGTCGTCGCGGCGGTGACGGCGCCGTCGCATCGGAACTTCGGGGCGTCCGTGAAGTTGAAGATCGTCGTGCACCGACACTGAATGATCTCATCAGGCGGACCGAGGATGTCACCCGGGTGATCGAGCTTCCAGCCGCCCACGGTGAACTTTTCGTCGAGCCCGACCCGCTGACCGTTCGCCTTGATGTGCGTCAGTCGTGTGCGGCCGTCACCGATGGTCGCGACCCACTCCTTCTCGACCTCGTCGTCCTCGTAGCCCATGTACCGCATCTGCGCCACGTTGCCGGTCTCGGCCGCACCGTGAATCTCCGTGCGTGCGATGACCGTGGAACGTCGTTCTGTGAAGTTCGCGACGGCCTTGATGCGATCACGGATCTGCGGAACGCTCTGACCCTGCGCGATGCCGTCGAGGAGCTCGTTGCGAACGTCCTCCCACAGCTCGTCACCCACACCGACGAGGCGGTTCGACACGGACTTCATGTACGTCACGGCGTACTGGTCGGGCACGAGCGGAACACCCGGCAGCAGGTCGTCCGGGAACGCATCCGCGACGCCGATTGCAACCTGCGCGGCGGACCCCGTGTAGACCTCCGCAACGTACGGGACGAGCACGCCGTCGACTTGCTCGCTCCACAGCTGCGTGACGACCGCTACGTCCTGCGGTCCGAGAGACGCGGATGACGCATCGGCCACGACCGCACCGTGGATCTGCTCGGCGGTCGCGACGCAGACGTCCGTGATGGATCGTTCGATGAGACGAGTAAACTCGGCCTCGAGGACCTCCAAGTCCTCCTCGGAGTACCCAGCGGCGGTGGCCATTGTCGACTACCCACCGGCCGGCGGAGCCGGCTCCGTCTCCCGCTCAGTTGGCCGGTCGGGCGGTCCGGTGGCCGGTGGGGGCTGTGGGGGAGGGGCCTCCCCGTCAACACCACCTGGGCCGGTCTTCGCACCGGCCACCGGAGTTCCCGTGAGCTCCTCGATCGCGATCGGCGCGGACGCGGGATCCTTCGCCATGTCGAGGAGCAGCTGCCGGCGCAGCTCAGTGTCGTCCGGCTTGTCGTCCTCAGAGAGCGACTTGAGCCGGCGGAACGCCTTACCGGAGATCTCGTGTCGGTCACGCGCGTCATTCGCGGCCGTCGACATGTCGGGTGGCTGAACGAGCTCGGACGTGTCGTACCAGACGATGTACTCGGCGCCACTAGAGTCGAGCGTCGACTCACCGAGCGCCTTAAGCGCCGGGTGGAGGTAGCCCTTCGTCAGACCCTGAACGATGAGCTCCGCGTCGGGCTCGATGTGCGCCTTCACCGACTGCTCGTCGAGCGACCACGCGTTCCAGTGTGACGTGTCGCCCATGCCGGTGAGAACCTCCTTGGGGAAGTTCATACCGGTCGCGAGGAGCTCCACCATGAAGCGGAGGATCTCCATCACTCGCTCGTCGTAGGTGTTTGCGAAGTCGAGGTGTGTGAAGTCCTTGATGTACTGCTGCGGCACCTTGATCGGCAATGGGATCGCGGCCGTCGCCGACCCGGGGTTGGCGATCGTCTTGCCCGCGATGTCGAGCCACTCCGCGGTGAACGGATCGGCCTCCTTCTCAAAGCCGGGCTTCGGCGGGAACGTCACCTCCTGCGGGTAGAGGAGGAGGCCGTTCGACGCGAGCCGACTCACAGACTGGGCCATGATGCGGCGCAGCATCAGGTCGATGATCCGCATCGTGCCGAGGAGTGACTGGGCCGGAGAGTCGGGTCGCCAGTGCTTCTCCTCATCGGGTCGCCACTGCTTGAACACGTGCGTCTCGAACGGGAGGGTGCGCCACGCACCGTTCTCGACCTCGACCTCCCAGAGCGGCACCGGCTTCATGCGACCGTCGACGAACGCCTTGCCGGTCGTCGTCCGGATCTCTGAGTTCGAGCGAACGCACCACGCGCGTCTGCCGTCCTCATCGTCCATGTCGTCCTCGGCGACGACGTAACCCTCACCCGGAACGTCGAGCTGCGTCGTGATGGATCGCATGTACTGCGACTGCCCAGTGGGACCGCCGAAGAACTCACGCATGAGGTCCGACGCGACGCCCTCCGTGATCGCTGACGGCTCGTCCCCACCGGGCTCGATCACCGCCGCGGTGAGCCGGACGCGAGACATCATCTGCGCTCGCCACATCACGCCGTACTTGAACGCCTCGAACTTCCGGTAGAACTGCCACGCCTCCGTCTGCCACGAGTAGTTCTGGAGTCGTAGGTTCCGGCTGGGTTGTACGATGCTGGCCGCGGCGACGAGCGCACCGTTGCGAGATGGTCGCACTGTGTCACGTCGGCGACGTGAGATGACGTCAACCACCGGGGCCTCCCGGCTCAGTCGTCGAGGTTGTGAGCGATCAGCCCGGTGCCGGCCGCGGCGACGATCCACGCGGCGTACGGCATAGGCACAGACGTGAAGAGCGTGAACACGTAGACCACTGGCGCGGCGACCCAGACAGACATGCACCACGGGCACGTGAAGAGGTAGCGCAGCGATCGACCCAGCGCACCCCAGTGCGGCTCTGCCTTCGGGTGATCGGCGATCCACTCGTCGTCGGGTGACCACCAGTTGATCAAGTAGTCACGCGGCACACCGACGGGCGGAAACGCGTCCTGGACGATCAGCCGGGTGATGCGGTAAGCGACCAGGGTGATCGTCACGTAGAGCAGCCAGAGGGGCACGGGTCTACGGTACCAGGTCGAGATCTTGATAGGAGGTTTGACACCAGGTGATGATCCTGAGTATAATAGCTGTATGGCGAACGAACCGAACGAACCGAGCGAACCGAAGACCACCGAGGCGCGCATCAACCGCGCCGTGATCGACATCATGACCAAGTACGAGCTGTTTGGTCTGACGTCGCAGCTGCTCCTCGCGATCAACGCGTTCACGAAGTTCGTGATCGAGGAGAAGAACGCGGCGTACGAAGACGGCAAGTCGATGGCCGAGTACGACAAGATCATGACCGACGTCGAGGAGGCCACGGACGCCGTGCACGAGGCGTACCACACCGCGATCCACAACCACATCAGCGGCGCACTCGCATCAGAGATCATCGCGGAGGTCGTGGGATGAAGCCGGCGTGGGCGGTGGGTGATCAGTCCCCACCGCTCACGTCTCCAAGTGGGATTCGTATTCTGGTAGGGTAACGGAGACGCCATCTACCCAGGTGGAAAGGTCGGTTCGATCCCGGCATCCCACACGACACACCGAGTGAACGGAGAGAACGATGGAGAACAAGACCCGGCGCAGCATCGTCAACGAGATGGTTGACACGTTCGGCACCCGCGTCATTCGCCACGACGGCGACGTCGATGAGGCACTCGACTGCCTCATCGCGGAAGTGCTCGAGATCGACACCGTGACCCGCGAGGTCGCGATCGAACTTCTCGCGTACGCCGTCCGGCGCATGTGGTACAAGCGCGCCGAGACCCGCGTCTCCCTAAACTGAGTGAACGGAGAGAACTGATGTGGATCATGCTTCCCGAGGGCGCGCTGTCGGTCGTCCAGTCTTCTGAGAACGACACGATGATGCTCGTCCGCGCCCGGCAGAGTTCCGTGTTGCGCAAGGTCCGTGAGGGCTGCGGTAAGAACCGCTGCAGCGGAATCATCAACACGCCGGACCACGACTACCAGTACCGCCTGTTCGTCAAGAAGGACGTCTTCGCCGCGTGGCTCGCGCACCGCGCACGCACGGTCGACTACACGAACTTCAAGGACGCCGCGGTGTCATCTGACCTCCACAACCTCTACCTGAAGGTGTGGACCATCATCTATCGGCACTACGAGAAGCGGAGGCGCTAAATGCTCAAGCTCAAGCGAGACGAGGTCGAGATCCAGCTCCACGACAACGAGATCAACTTCGTGACCGACTACTCCGGCCGCGGCATGTTCGGCAAGACGTGCTTCGGGATCTACGGGAGTGCGCGTGACCTCGTCACGTTCCTCCTCGCGATCGCTCCGACACTCGACGAGACACTCCGCAACAACCCGGGCGATCCCGCCGAGGAGTGGCTCGACATGCACCACGACAACATGGGTCACGACATGATCTACTACTGGCCATCCATCACCATCGAGTAGGAGGAAGAAAGTGAGACGTAAGATCGTAGGTGCGATCCTAGTGATCGTAGCGCTGATGTCAACCGCGGCCAGCTGCAAGGCCAAGGTCGGTCAGCTCGCCAGTCTCATGAGCGGTCGCGCCGCGACGATCACCACGTACAACGTCCTCGGCAAGCCCATCGATCGCGTTCACGGCGTCTCGATCGACATCCGCCGTGACGCAACGTTCGACTCGGTCAACCCAGACGGCACCACGAACGCCGACTCGTCGGTCATCACGATCAGCATCGGCGGTGGCGTCATGACGCACGTCGGTTCGACGTTACTCATGGTGCAGGACGGCGTCGTCGACGTGACGGGGCAGCTGCCCGCGACCGTAGACATCATCAACACGGATCGCGGCGTGCCGCTGCTGAACTACCTGCGGCAGGAGTTCCGAAACCTCTGGCAGGGCACTAGCCGAACGATCCTAGTTCGGTCGCAGCAGGGGTATCCGATCGCGATCTTCGGCGGCAACGAGGTGGAGTACTTCGCGACGGACATACCGAAGAGCACGCTGCTTCGGATCGACAAGAGGTACGTCCTCATCTACCGCAGCGACTACTCGATCTACGACAACACACTGTTCAAGTAAGCACGCAGTAAGAGAGGCCCGACCGGGCACGAATCCGGTCGGGCCTCTCCGTGTCCGAAGAGCGCTACCACTGCGCCACTACGCTCATCGGACCTGCGGGGAGTGAGTGAACGTCTACGTCTATCGTAGCAGGCCGGCGCGCGCCAGAGCGAACCGCTCGTCGACGTTGCCGGCACCGCCGGTCCACTGGGTGAGCTGCCGATCGGCGAGTCCACCCAGCGCGAACGTCGCCTCGGTCACGGTGTCGATGAACGCCAAAATGAGCGCCTCCGCGCGGTCGGGTGAGAGCCCAAGTCGCTTGATGACGTCGTCCTTGGGTTCGATCTTCACCATGCCGTGCTTATCCTTGATCTCATACTTCGGCGATGTAAGCTCGTAGATGACGTCGTCGTCGACGTCGGCGAGGTCCCACCGCCTGGTCTCGGGTCGGCTCAGGTCGCGCGCGTACCACCACATCTCTGCGCGCTTGTTGAGGAAGAGCTTCTCCTTGCCGACCGTGGGAGCCGAGCCGAAGTTGACGCCGACGACCTCGGCGTCGTGACCGCACGGTCCACGCGGGTTGTGGCGCGACGACTCGTCCTTGAGTGAGCCCATGATTCCCCACCCGATGCCGCCGCTGTCGATCTTAACCTTCTCGATGCCCCACTCACGCAGTGACAGTACAAGCTCACCCACGGTCTCCTGCGGGTCTGGGTTGATGAACTCACGCTCACGACCGGCGCGCATACCCTGCCGCTCACGGATGACCGTGCGGTCACCGCCGGCGCCAACGTCGATGCCGGCCTCACGCGGGTACTCACCGGTCGGTAGGTCGAGGTGACGGCACCCCATCGCCCAGTCGTGCCGGATGACCGCGAACGGGTCGCCGCCCTTCGGGAACAGGCCGTCGCACTTGGACTGGAAGAGTGCCGACTCACGTCCCCACTTCTTCGCGCGTTCGGTGACCCAGCGGGGGTGGATCAGCATGTCCTTCAGTCGCTGACTCACCGCCTCGTCCGTGAAGTTCGGCGTGTGCTTCGACCCGATGTGGATCGTGTTCCAGCCGCTCCCGTCGCGGCACACGTCCTCGAACTCACCCGGGCCGTCGGGGTTGCCGATCACGAGGATCCGCGAGTGCTCGTTCGCGGCGAGGGTCGAGCCCGCATCCCAGATCTCCTTGGGGATGCCGTACGCCTCGTCGAGGATCAGTAGCAGGTACCGGGCATGGAGCCCCTGGAACGATGCCTTGGAGTGCTCTGACGGCTTCCGTCCGAGGCCCGCGAGGTACTTCCCAAAGTACCACTCGGTCAGGTTCAGGCGTCCAGCGAGGCCCGCGCGCTCGTGAAATCCGTTGATCTCGTTCCAGAGGATGGCCTCGACCTGAGCCTGAGTAGGTGCCGTAGTAACGACGCGTGTCTCACCGACCGGATGGGTGTCCAGCCACCACGCCGCCGTGGCCGCCGCGATCCAAGACTTTCCCACCTCGTGACACGAGTGGACCGCGGTGTTATGATGATCGCGAACCGACTCAATGATCTCACGCTGCTTGCTCCACGTCTCGGCCCGCGCCCGTTCGACGAGCCAACCGACCGGGTCCTTCCGCCACCGCACCTCGGGCGGGTCCACGAGGTCGGCCGCGGCAGACCAGCGACTCACGGTCTGCTGCGACACAGCCTCGCTCGCTCCCTGTGCACCCGCGCACCGTAGAGATCCTTGTCATATGACCTGTGATCGAGACACGGCAGCCCCGGCGGTGCGTGACACTTCGGACAGGGATGACGCCGCCACCACGCCGCGAGTTGACGCAGTGTATGCGTCCGGAGCGTCGGCGGTCTCACGCTTAGGTCCTACGACAACCCGTCGAGTCCGCACGGCGCCCACGGCTTCATGATGCGGAGGCGCAGTCGACCGGCCGCGACGAACAGTGAGTCGTGATCGCGCCACAGCAGGCGCCAGCGGGATCGCGTTCCGATCCAGACGCCGTTCTCCCTGTGTGTGCCCCACATCACGTCGGCGTCCCGCCGTCCGTGGTGTGCTCGTGCGCGACGAACCCGCCTCCGCCTCCACCCAGCGCGGCCTCAATCCGGGCTAGACTCGCCTGGATGTCGTGGATGGCGGTGGCCAGTCGGTTCGGGTGCGCGGTGGTTCCCGTCAGTGGCTCGGTGGGGAACGCCTTGTACTCGGGCAGCATCTCCGCGAGGGCGTTCGTGGCCGTGTCGGCGTTGTGCGCGTACTCGGCTGCTGTCGACATGTCTTCTCC